CTTACTAGCACAATTTGGTCCATGGTTGGAACAACGTGTTACACCCAAGAAGTTTCAAAACATTGTGGAATATCTACAAAGTCCACGTAGCAATTTATCGGGCATGGCCGCGGCATTTACTGCCTGGGGACTATTGCACGACATCAAGATGGACATCCTGCAACAGTTGGATCTACAGCATCCTGGGCAAGAAGGCTGGGTCATGGCCACAAATGCTGGTATGGCCAAGGCAGTTAATCGCCTGGCTGGTGGATTTACTGCGGCAAACCGTCAAATAAACAATCCAGAAACGGCTGTAAACTCCTAATTTTTACCAAATGGTATAAATAATAGTAGGACCTCAGTGTCCATATATTAAGGAGATTTAAAATGGCTTATATTACCCCTGTATCTGGTGGCGCACAACCAGTATTTGCAACCGACGTATTAAACGGTAACCCTGCTCAAAGTGCTAGTTTAGCTGGTATTCCAATTAACTTTGCTGGTCCTAAATTAGACTTTTATCGTTATGTTGCTGCCAACACAATGAACACACAAGGTCAAGTTAACGGCTACGTTAGTAATGTGTTGCAAGCTCTTCAACAAGTGACTACAGTTGCAATGTATCAAGTTGATGGCACAGCCCTCAGCGTTGCTATCTACGACACTGGTTCATTTGCTAACACAACAGTTGCGTTGGCTGCTGTTACTCCAGCCGATCAAGCTGGTGTAAATGCAATGAACTCTGTTACCAATGCTGGTTTCAAGTTGACAACCTAATCAATTTTGTATTGATGCTCAAAACCCACTTCGGTGGGTTTTTTGCTATTAACAACTAAATAAAAGCAGACCCAATAAGGTCATACATTAAGGAGATTTAAAATGGCTTATATTACCCCCGTGTCAGGTGGATCACAACCAGTATTCGCAACCGACGTATTAAACGGACCAATCGCTCAAGGCGCTAACATTGCTGCTCAAGGTCCATTCCAACCAGCAGGTCCTAAGTTAGACTTTTATTCATTCACATGTAATAACAGTATGGCTACTCAAGGTGCTGTAAACGGTTACGTTGCTAACGTTATCCAAGCTCTTCAACAAGTGACTACAGTTGCAATTGCTCAAGTTGGCCCAGCTGACCCAGCAAAATTATACGTTGCTGTATATCCAACAGGATCATTTGCTAACGTAGCAGCCGCGGTTGCTGTAGCTCAAGGTGCCAATGGTGGCGGTTATGGTATCAGTGCTGGTTCAAACGCAGCAATATTTACAAGCACAACAGCTGCATCTTAATCAAGTTTAAGTTTGTAGACAAAACCCACTTCGGTGGGTTTTTTGTTGACTTTAATACGGGTCTTGCAACAATGACTTAAATACTCTACTATGATGGTCAGCAAAATTACAGAATTAACAGTGTTCGAAAGTCCCGACGGTGGGCGAACAGTATATGCTCGCAGCCCCGGCTCTACCAAACGAGAATTGCATTGGCAAGATCCTAAACTGCAACAAGAACTCAAAGACTTAGAAAATTCAAAACGTTGGGTGGAAATATTTCAAGCTCGCCGCGACAATGTTGAACTAAACGATCTTTGTGAAAAAGTAGAACTACTATATGAACTACGAAAGAAGACCAAATGAAATTTGCCTGTCAAACCTTATTTGATATTACAGCCACTGGAGTAACTGGACATTGTAAAACAAGCCGTATGCCATTTCAAGACCGTGCTGGGCAAATTATCAAAGATGAAACATCATGGAACCGTAGTCGTAATCAACAACGAAACTGGGAAACAATTACACAAATTTTAAGTCTCCGCACACAGTTATTTGATTTAACTGAACCAATCCAGGATCAAACAGGTAGTCGTTGGATGTTTGAATTTGAAACCGAAACAGATGGAGTATATGGCCCTGATTCAGATCCGGTATCTGTGTTACGTTCTGATGCCGAAGGTGTGCCTATGCTTAGAGAACTCAATAACGACCCAGATATTGAAACAGTTTTAGTCACCAAAGGTCCGCGCCAGAATATTTGGTTTGCACCTATTTCCATAAATATATAATGGAGATTAAAAATGGTTGAGCCAACTGACATTGAAAAGAAAAGCCTTGAAGCCCACGTGGAACTATGTGCTGAACGCTATAATGCCCTAGAAGATAAGATGTCAGCCATGAGTGTAAACATTGCACATCTTTGTGACATGGTTGCTGAAGTCAAAGACACAGTAGGAAAAATGAGTGAAAAGAATACCGACAGATTGATCAGTTGGGGCGTTGCAATTATTGGATTTTTAAGTGCTTCGACTATCTATCTGATATCACACTACGTTTTAAAATGAAATCTGACCAAGAATTTGAACGCATGTTCCGCCAAGAGTTTAAAGATATTACTCCCAATTTGATTTGGCAAAATGGCAATGGAGAGTATCAAGTATTTGGTCACTATTGCATACAGCCTGAAAAATATGGGTATAGAGTGCTGTGTGGAGCTACAGATGTTGGTATTTTTTCTCATACTAGAACAGCACTCAGCTGGTGTATAGCTGATAAACATAAAGCCTACAATACTGCTCGTGAACTTTTACTTACAGATAACAAATTAACAGCACTTACACAAGACATTACTGTAAGAGCCAAAATTGGCGATCGTAGCAAAAACCCAGGATTACGTGAAACTATTTTAACCAAGTTAGAAAGTAAAATTATACAGAAAAAGCAATTGGAAAATCAGTTAACTAAATGTGTAAACTGGGCTAAATATATTCAACAACGAGGATTCGAAAATGAAACTGCAAGAACTAGCCGTAATCAGCCCAACAAAACAAGCCGCTAAGGTTTTTGAAAGTTGCTTTGGCAACCGTGTTAATTTTGACACAATTTCACCGGCACAAGCACGTGGTATGTTAAAACGTGTTCGTAACTTAATAGCTGAACATCGTAAAACCACCAGTTTCCACAGCAGTGAACGCAATCCTGCTTACGTTAAATTGGTTATGATGGAACAGGCATTGGCCGCCGCTGCCACTACTCCAGGTGGTGTTGCCCCAGCCGCAACGAACCCAGCCGCAACAGCTGGTATGCAGGCCGCACAAGTTCAACAAAAGAAAAAACAAATTCAAGACGCTATCAAGGCTAAACAAGCTGAAATTGCACAATTACAAAAACAAATGAACGACCCAACTGCATTGGCCATGGCCGAAAGTAAAATTTCTCGTCGTCTGCGTGAAGCCAGTGAGATTCAACAAGCTCAGGTTGTGTTGGCCAGTCAAGACATGGTTGACCAAGTTCAAAAGATGAGTGAGCAAGTTAGTGCTATGCAATTTAAAGATTTGCCTGCATTGATTGATCAAATTAAAAACGAAGTCGGAGTTGATCAATCTACACAGTATAATGCTGATGCTAGTGCCGCACTAAGTGGCTTGTTACAAAACTTGCAAGGCGCCAAACAACAATTAGAAGCTGCTCTTGGTGTGGTTACTGGGCAAGCTCCACAAGTGCCAGGTGAAGAAATGGGCGCAGAACTTGGTGGCGAATTACCACCTGAACTACCTGCACCCGGCGAAGAAGACATCAATGTTGACGCAGAAATTGAAGAGCCTGTAGCCGCTGGCCTAGGTCGTGACCGTAGATAATGTTAATCCGCGAAGTTGCAGATCCCAACACACAACGACTGGCTGCCTTAAGCCAGTTTTTGCTTGGCCGCAGCGAAGACGAATCAGCTGCAAAACAAATTAGTCAACAGGCGTTTATTGACGCCGCCAAAAGCCTGGGCGTAAATGTTAATACTACCAACCTGGGCGATCTAATCAGTAAAGAACCATTAAACAACATATTAGAACCACTTGATCCTAACTCTGGGGTAGTCCGATTTAAAGGCAACACCGAAGCTGAAACTGGAATGAGTGTAGATCAAGCTAGAGCCGTAGTTGACAGCAACGCCAAAGCGGCAATGAAACGTCGCCAGTAATTGTAATAGCAGTAAATATCTAATATCACCAAGACACTAGGTGATACTGTAATCCCCATACTATGAAAAAACACCTATTCTCAAAAATTGAGTTTTATATAACCACTGTTTGTAACTTGACCTGCGAAGGTTGCAATCGTTTCAACAACTATTCATTTGCCGGATGGCAACGTTGGAGTGACTATGAAGCCGACTATACTAAATGGGCCGAATATGTAGACATTGATAAGATAGTGATACTGGGTGGTGAGCCCTTGCTCAATCCTGACATACTTGATTGGGTCTATGGTATAAATCGCGTATTCAAACGTAATGTGCAGATACTTTCAAATGGCACACGATTAAACAATGTAAAGGGACTTTATGAAGCCCTACAGGTCAACGGCAATTGGATGGGTATCAGTTGGCATAACCCCAACACCATTGATGAGTTTGAAGCAGAGGTTTACAAGTTTCTTCAAGGCAATATTATTAAAGTAGAAAAAGATGATCCACGTAACGAATTTGGCGCTCACATTGCCTGGATAGATGAAAACGGCGTTGCTATTCCACTGTGGATACAGTATGATTTTTACGACAGTGCTATTCAACGTGACGCCGCAGGCAAGTTTACACTTCACGACAGCAGACCACATGTGGCACACAACAGTTGCGGATTCCGCATACATAAAAACTATCATATGATCAAAGGCAAGCTGTATAAATGCGGGCCGGCTGCATTGTTTCCAGAGTTCGATCAACAACATCAATTTGATATCTCAGACGCGGATCGAAAAATTTTAAATTCTTACCAACCTTTATCACCATATGAGTATCTAGAACGTGGTGCAGAGTTTTTGGCCAACATTGATAAACAACTAACAATGTGTAAATTTTGCCCAGAAAGTTTGGAATACAAAAATAGGCTATTTGCAGTCAGTAAAAAACAAGCTAGAAAGCAATATACCCTTGACCCAGTTTAGTCAAAAAGGTTGTAAATACAACACTTACATGTTATAGTGTAAGACAGGAGATGTAAATGGCATATTCAGATAAAGTAATAGATCACTACGAAAATCCACGCAACGTGGGTAAAATGGAAATAGATGACACTGTGGGTACCGGCATGGTTGGTGCTCCTGCCTGTGGTGATGTGATGAAACTACAAATCAAAGTCGAAGAAGGAATTATTGTAGATGCTAAATTCAAAACATACGGATGTGGAAGTGCAATTGCCAGCTCAAGCCTCGTCACTGAGTGGGTCAAAGGAAAAACGCTTGACCAAGCAGGAACAATTAAGAATTCAGCAATTGCTGAAGAACTTGCCTTACCACCGGTTAAAATACATTGTAGCATACTTGCAGAAGATGCTATCAAAGCCGCAATAGAAAACTACAAAAGTAAACACCAATGATTTCAGTTACTGAAATAGCTGCCAAGAAAATTGTAGCTAATTTAACCAAACGTGGCAAGGGTATGGGCATTCGTCTTGGTGTAAGAACCACAGGTTGTTCTGGCCTTGCTTACGTGTTAGAATATGTTGACACAGTTAACTCAGAAGATATTGCTGTTGAGCAAGATGGATTTGTTGTTGTGGTTGATCCCAAAAGCTCAGCATACTTGAATGGTGTTGAAGTAGACTATGTGCGTCAAGGTCTTAACGAAGGCTTTGAATTTAACAACCCTCTTGAACGAGACCGTTGCGGGTGTGGTGAAAGTTTTCGAATATAGTTGACAATTGGACTATAATTGTCTATAATTGTATATAATTATGTATAATCCAAAATTTGACTACCACGCCCTATCACGCACCACCGAAGAAGGCAAACGCTTGTATTCTACCCCAGATGGTAGTAGAGTTCCTAGTGTTACAACAATCCTAGACAAAACCAAACCTGAAGAAAAGAAACAAGCTCTTAACGAGTGGCGCAGACGTGTGGGCGTAGAAAACGCACAAAAGATTACCACCGAAGCGGCCAACCGTGGCACCCGTATGCACACTTACCTTGAAGATTATATTAAACAAGGGCAACTCAAAGAACGTGGAAGTAACCCGTTTGGCTGGGCCAGTCATGCAATGGCACAGACTGTGATAGAAGATGGACTTGTAAATGTCAACGAAATATGGGGTGTAGAAATTCCCTTGTATTTTCCCAAGCTGTATGCTGGAACCACTGATGGATGTGGACTGCATTTAAATGAAGAAAGCATACTAGATTACAAGCAAACAAACAAACCCAAGAAGCAAGAGTGGATTGAAGATTATTACTTACAGCTAACAGCCTATGCTCTAGCACACAATGAAGTGTATGGAACTAACATACGCAAAGGTGTTGTTTTAATGTGTGTTAAGCCGCCGGTAGATGACATGGGTAATCCACTTGCCCGCCCTGTTTACCAGGAATTTATACTAAAACCCGAGGATTTTGACTATTGGTCTGACCAATGGTGGCGTCGTTTAGAGCTATACTACCTACAAGCCTGACCAGCTAAATACTGGATAGAATTCAAGGAAGATTAAATTGGCCATTGTTCAAATATCCCAGATTACAAACCGTAAAGGTTTAGCAGAAAATTTACCGCAATTAGCCGGTGCAGAATTCGGCTGGAGCACAGATACACGCCAGTTATGGATTGGTAACGGCACACTAGAAGACGGTGCTCCTGTGATTGGCAACACT